AGCGGGGGTCAAAGCATATCGTAGACTTAACCCAGGTTCAAAATTAAAAACAGCAGTGACAGGTAAAGTAAAACCAGGTTCTGCTGCAGCTAAACGTAGAAAATCTTATTGCGCTAGATCATTAGGTCAACTTAAAAGAGCTTCTGCAAAAACAAGAAATGATCCAAATTCAAGAATTAGACAAGCGAGAAGAAGATGGAAGTGTTAAAAAATCTCATTGCAAAGTTATTAGGTTTAGATAAATTTGATTATAGAATAAGACAACTAGAAAGAAAAAATTATTGGAGGGAAAAATATAATCATGGCTTATCTCAACGCAAATCTACCTCCGATATATTGTAAAATAAGAAAGGAATATCTTTATGACCTTAAAGAACATCATGGAGAGACTGAAGATTGTGTTATCTTCGGGCTCACGTCTATTTCAGGAAGGGCTATCTTATTTAACATCATGTTACCCAATGGTGCGTGCTATTGGAGATTGCCTATCTCAGCGTTTTTCCAAAAATCGTATGATAGAGCCTCTGTGCCGGATATGCAGACGCACGAGCTGGAATTGTGGAACTGTTTCAGTTACTGGCCTAGTGTTACTTGCTTTGATTGGTTGGATGGTGTAAGGGGCAAATTCCTTGGTTTAGATAAAAAATTTTATCATGGTAAATATTTGTTTACTATTGATTGGGCTCACCCAGATGTTAATATTTTAGATGTCGAACATTCTGAAATACCTCAAGAACATAAGTGTGCACATATATTGGAGCTTGATAACGGTAATTTTGCAGCTCAGCCTAATAATCGTTGCCTGTGGCACATTAATAGCTATACTACTGATAACTCTTGGCCTGACTTTAAAGTCCAAAATACTTATTGGGATGCGGAGGATAGTGGACATGTTACAGAGGATAGTGATAAAATGTTCTACGATATGGAAAAAATAAATGAGTAAAAAACCACTCAACATCTCTGAAGAGGCGGCCGTGCAGATGCCTATGAAGACGGTTGCTAGTTTGATCGTCATCGTCGCCCTCGGCACCATGGGCTATTTTCAAATTATAGAACGTCTCAATGTTGCAGACACTCGTATACAGATCATGGAAAAAGATCTCGAAGAGAACACAGAATTTAGAATTAAGTGGCCACGTGGACAATTAGGTTCATTGCCTGCAGATTCTGAGCAGTTCATGATGATCGAAGATCTTTATAAGACCACAGACAAATTAAACAAACACATAGAATCCATGGCACTAAATAAAGTAAATATAGAATTTTTAAGAAAACAAATGGATAAAGTTTTATCAGATATTGAAAAACTAAAAGATGCAAATCGTGAAATTAAATACAATGGTAATGGTCAATGATTGAAGCTGTAATAGGATTACTTATGTTTGTAAACGGCGAGATCAAAGAGGCACGTTTGCAACCTTCAATGGCAATTTGTTTACGGGGTAAGCGTGAGGCTGAGAGACAGTACAATGAATCAGTGACTTACAAATGTTGGCGTGGAAAAGCAGAGTTAGAAGATAATATAGACGGAAGTAAAAGTATAAAAAAACTTATTATTGAGTAATGAAGCTTTTAATGATTGTTATTGTATCGGGAGGTTACATGTTAGAATCCATAGATGTACCAGATAACAAAAGTTGTGAACAAGTTTATAATGAACAGGTTGAGATTGTGCCAAATCCAAAGTATACTAACGGTAATGGAGAAAATTGGGTTGTTATTAAATGGGGCGATAAAAAAGTAATGGGATATATTTGCAATGAATCTTAGTCGTAATTTCACTCTTTCAGAGCTTATTAAATCAGACACTGCAATACGTAGGGGCATTAACAATAACCCTAACGCAGAACAAATAGAAAAATTAAAAGCACTTTGTGAAAATATCCTACAGCCAGTACGTGACCATTTCGGCAGGGTGAAAATAACCAGCGGATATCGGAGCGTAGAATTATGCGCTGCCATTGGCAGCTCG